AGATGTATAATGGCTACATAAACTAATGAAAAGAGAGATTTGATTATGTCTAATTCAATTATTGTTGTTATCTCTACTCAGTTCCGTGAGAACTATGGTGCCCACGATTGGGACGGCACGGGTTACTGTCCTCAGGCCTGGAAGCCTAAAGGTGGTGACACCTATTTCATCAACGCCTCTGCGGCGGATATCGCCAGCACTAAGTGGTGGGCCGATGTTAAGCAATCTATTGAGCACTCATCTGCGTACGCTGAAGAGTACATCATCTCTGAGTCGATTATCGACATGATTGACTTCCGTGAGGAAGATCATATCGATTTCTGGGAGTCCGCGATCTACGCGTCGGTAGGCTTCGGTAAGTTGTACTGTGAGAACAAAGTTCTCAATTTCGAGAACGAGGTTGTCGGTGTCCGTCGCTGGGAACAGGACTCTATGGGTAAGGACGCATGTTCGCTTACCAACCTTGACGAGGCTGTCAGTGAGGACTGGCGTGTCCAGAAAGAGGCGGGTATGTATGGTATCGAAGAACAGTTCGATGAATTAGAATCACTATTAGGAGTTGTATAATGTCTATGGCATACTGCGATTACATCGCACACACAATTGTTAGACCCGCAATGGTTGCGGATGGAAAGGATGATGGTGGCATCATTCGACAAGTCGGTCACGTGAAGATGGACTTGGAACCTAAAGAAGGTTATATGATATCTACCGCAAAACGGTTAGAGGTTGTTGACTTCAATGGTAAACAGTACCGAATAACGGTTGAAGAAATAAGCTAAATTATTTAGCTAAATGCCTTGACAAACGTTTCCAAAAGAAGTACAATGGGTACATAAATTAATGAAGAGAGAGATTTGATTATGACTACTAACTATATTGCAATGCGTTCTAACCCAGACCTAGTTGAATTCCGTAACTATGTGCTGTCCTTCTATGCCTATGACGGTTTATACCCTGTAGAGGGTTTGTCAGTGTCTATCGTTGAACGTGCAATCATGAAGTATCTCGAAATCTGTTCTAGTACTATCCATCATGAAACTTGGGGTCACGGCGACTCTCTTGACCGTGAACGTGTCCGTGATCTGATTATCGATCACAGTTCTTCTAAATTTAAAGTAAAGGAGTCAGTGTAATGAGTTTCAATACTAACCCTGCCAATGCAGTTACGTACATCACCGATCCTTCAGCATCATTCCTGAAGGTCCCTGTTCGTGTTATCAACAACCTGAATGTTCCGATTCATAAAATCTCTGAGAACTCTTTCTTCAACGATGACTTCTTCTGGTTAGAAATGGAAAATGATTCTATGGTGTATTATGATGCCCTTGATGCGAAGTGCTTGATGGACCCCATCACTTACACTCAGACTCTTACTGAGTTGGCGCACTTTCGACTCTACCCTAGATTTTCACCTAAGTCGGAGTTTGCAGCATGAGACCTGAAATGGAATTGTTGGAGAGTATGCTCCAGAATCACGATTGGACCTATCACTTCAGTGATGACCATCGTGCACACATCAAGGGTAGAGATGAGTCTCAAAAGATTCGTGTTATGATGGGTCGTCTCAAAAAGATGGGACTCGAAGATGAGTCGGTAAAACTCTACCACAAATACCGCCCAGATTATTTGTAATTTATTTCAAAAACGCCTTGACAAGTAATCAAAACATGTGATACAATGGCTACTCAATTGAATAAGGAATCTATATTATGTCTTCTATGAACAATGTACTGCAAATCGAAACTTCTGCGACTGTCGGTAAATGCCCTTGGGGTATTGGTACCGAAGTCTCTAATGATCTAACTCCCGTACAGATGATGCAGAAAGCTGGTGTCGACTGGTCGGTCGAGAAAGTTCCTACTTACGCTGACTACAATGGTGAGAAGATCGCCACTGGTATGGAAGCGCTTGTGCGTTCATCCGACAACTCTGTACTCACTCAGGTTGGTGGTGCATGGTCACCTTGTCAGAATGAGGAAGCATTCACTTTCTTCAATGACTACTGCTCTGCGGGTGACATGGAGATGAACTCTGCGGGTTCACTCAAAGATGGTAAGATCGTCTATGCAATGGCTCGTATCAAAGAGTCGTTCGATATCCTGAAGGGTGATCAAGTTGATTCGTACCTTCTGTTCTCTAACCCACATGAGTACGGTAAGTCGATCGACATTCGATTCACTCCGGTTCGTGTGACGTGCATGAACACTCTGTCCCTCGCTCTAAAGGGTTCTGCAACTAACGGTATCAAAGTGAACCACCGACGTGCGTTTGACCCACAGATGGTCAAAGAACACCTAGGACTGGCTCATGAGAAGTTCGACCAGTACAAAGAGATGGCACAGTTGTTGTCTAAGCGACAGTTCACTGCTGACACTCTGATTCAGTACTACAACTCTCTGTTCCCTTCACAGGCACCTGCCGCAGAAGTACGTGGTTACAAAGACCTCGCACCTAATGCAAAGAAAGCATACGAGTTATTAGAGACTCAACCAGGCGCAAACTTCGGTCGTGGTTCATGGTGGCAGGCATTCAACTCTGTGACCTACCTTACTGATCACCAGTTGGGTCGTACTGCGGACGGTCGAATGACTTCTGCATGGTACGGTGCAAACCAAGTCAAGAAGAAGCGTGCTGCTGAACTTGCCGTCGAAATGGCGGTGGCAGCATGAAGGACCGATTTGATCTAGAACAAGAAATCATGGGATGCTGGGGGATCACGGATGATCTCCAGCATTTGTTGGAACACATAGACAAAGGCAATTTCGATTCATTGTCTCCCAGCGACACCGACGAATTAGCAAACATCATCATGGGGTTGAGACATATCTATGAGATGAAGTTCACTAGATTGTTTGATACGTTTAGTGATTGTATACCTGAATTGGAAAGTCCATCTGACAATCGTCTAAATGATGTCACACCTAAAGAATGGGATCAAGTGGCAAAAATGTTATATAGTGAGGTGAAATAATACCAATCGACATCCCCTAGTTTATAAATAACTTATAGACAAGGGGAGAGAGTCTATGACCAAGTTTCACACAGTGGCAATAACTGCCTTGCTGTGCTCGTTACTTTGGATTGGTGGCACAGCAAAGATAATTGATGAATATATAAAGGTAGTACAAATAAAAGAGTTTCAGATAGACGCTCTGGAATCTGAACTCAAGAGTAACACTAACATTATACTAATGTATGATAGAGCAACAAAAGCGCTGATCTATAAATGTGCGAATAAGATAGAAATCCGCATCGGTAGAATAACTTACATATGTAATAAAATTGAAAAGGCGTAAGTAATGATTACATTTCGTAAAGAAGTCTTTGAAATCTTCGAAGAGTATAAGAAAGCAGACTCTCGTGAAGATCGATTAGATGTTTTGAAAAAATATGAAAACAACTGGGCGTTCAAAGACATCCTTCGGGGTTCCTTCGATGAGTCTCTGGTATTTGATCTACCAGAAGGACGCCCACCTTTCACTCCAAACAAACCGGAGTCATCACCTTCTAGTTTGCTCAAGCAACATAAAGAGTTTGGACTATATGTTCAGGGTGGTGCTGGTAATCTACCTAAGATTAAAAAAGAGAATAAATTTATTCAGCTTCTAGAATCCGTTCATCCGGAAGATGCTGAATATATTTTAAAAATGGTGGCAAAGAAACCACCGTGTCGTTACATCACTAAAAAACTAGTACAGGAGGCATTTCCAAATTTGATCCGCGAGTAATCTTTTCGACAATTAACTATAACTTCTAAGGAGAATCCTATGTCGAGTCAAGAACAGCAGTTGAACCAAATTAACGAACTACAAAGGTTCGTACATGATACCAGACGCCAAGCAATATATTCCCAAGGTAATCGATCTTATCGAACGGAAAAGCTTAATCAGTATTATACGATACTAAACGCGTCTACTCAACAACTTTCTCGATAGGAGGTGATTATCTCTTCAGGTGCATTTCGTGAGATGCCTGTCGTAGTGATTGAAAATAATTTGGAATGGACTTATAATGCCACAGTATGAATTTAAAAACAGTGAAACCGGAGAGATCATGGAAGTGACTCTCCGGATTTCCGAATACGATGATTGGAAAGACAGTAACCCGCAATGGGTTCGATACCATAGTCCAACATCATCACCCAAACTTGTTACCGGAGTAAAGTCAACAATGAGGCTTGCTGGTAAAGAGTGGGAGAACAAACTGACCGCAATCAAAAAGAATGCGGGGAAACAAAGCACAATAAAGGTTTAGTAGTATGAGGTTTTTTAGTTGGTTGAAGTCAGGACCGTCTTCAGCGGAACCCGTGGGTGATCCAGACCCAGATAACGTTACGGTTGCGAATGCATATAAAACTAGGTGGGTATGGTACCACACTATTCTTGCGATCGAAATCTTAATGACCAACATTCTACTAGCATCTATCTTGGTGGTTCTTGCCATCAAGTTATGATAGAACTAATTCGTAAATTATGGTGCAAATCTAAAGTGAATCAGATCATGAACAGAGAATCAGTATTCAATCAACTCAAGATTGACGAAGGAGTCGTCTATGAGATTTACCTCGACCATCTCAACTATCCCACGTTCGGTGTTGGGCATCTCATCAAGGAAAGTGACGGAGAGTACGGCGCTCCAGTCGGAACGAAAGTTTCCCCCGAAAGAGTTAGCGAGGCATTCGACCACGACCTCAACGTCGCAATCTACGAATGTGCTGTACTATACGGAGACGGGTTCCACTGTTGGCCAGATGAGGTACAACAAATCTTGGTCAACATGATGTTCAACCTAGGTAGACCAAGACTAAGTAAGTTCAAGAACATGTATCTTCATTTACAAAATGAGGATTGGGTGAACGCGGCAGTTGAAGGTCGTGATTCGAAATGGTATCGACAAGTGACGAATCGAGCAGAACGCTTGATGACAAGGTTAGAGAATGTCTAATGTAATTTTTCAATATATGATCGTGAGTGACGCAGTAGATGCTCGCGGTGATATTCCGGGCTGGGACGGTTCTCGTTCTTCCCTCTATAAAGAAGTTGCGGATATATCCCGTACATCATTCGAACAATACGCAAAGAAGATCGGTGCAGAACACGTCTACTCAGATGAACGTGTTGTCACTAAAGGTCACGGTTGTTCTACCTCACTACTGCACGAATGCGCTCGTGTCTGGTTGGACCCTATGTTCGACCAATACGACAACCTACTATTCGTTGATACGGACATCGTAGTCAATACCGAAGAGAATATCTTTGATCAGATGGAGTCTGGTGCCGAGGTCTACGGCGTCCTAGAGTCAGACTTCGTTACTGCCGATGGGGGTGGATACAATTCATGGGACTCGAAGGAATCCAACTACCGCGACTTCTGTCGTAAGTTCGAATTGCATGACTGTCCTATCGTCCCTGTAATGCCACCTAACCGACCATCTAAACTAACCATTATGAATACAGGTGTGGTTCTGTGGTCCAAGGAGGCACGTCTACGTGCACGTGAACTGTTCATGAACTGGGAAGACTGGTGCTACACTGGTGACTTCCACATGTCTATCATGAATGATCAACCGTACATCTCTGCGCAGTTGATGAAGCATGAATTCGATGTAGAGACTATCGATACCACTTGGAACGACAGTCCACACTATGCGACCGAACAAGAGTTCTTTGATAATGCAAAGTTCTGTCACTACACTGGTGGTGAGTGGAAGGTCGATATGGTAAAGCATTGGAACGACAATCGTTACAAGACTTCCAAATTCACAAGAGCATTATTTCCGTAAATATTTTTAAAATAAGTGTTGACAAACCCCCCATAAGTTGATATAATTGTGTTTCAAAAGTGAGAGGTTTCTATGAGAGCAAGTGAACAGTTAGTTGAAGATTTGGTTTTTCACTATATTCATCAACCACCTTCGGGTAATCCAGACTGGGGCGGTATCCAACTTGCCCTGCAAGACTATGGGTACACCCCAAGTCAAGTCTACGAGATTCTAAATGATGTGCGACAAGGTGGAACTGGAGCTGTTCAGTTCCTAACGGAGGGATGATGAGAGATAAAGTTATATTAGTGGATTGTGACGGAGTACTTCTTGATTGGATGTACGCATTCCAACAGTGGATGAAGCGCCACAACTACGTGATCAAGAATCCAGATGTGTATGACGTAGGTGTCATGTACGGTCTGGAACGCAACGAGAAGCGACGACTATGTCGCATGTTCAACGAGAGTGCGACGATCCGAAAGGTTCCGCCACTCCGTGACGCAATCAAGTATGTTCGTAAGTTGCACGAAGAGCATGGTTACGTGTTCCACGCAATCACCTCTTTGAGTAACGACGAATACGCGCAACACTTGCGCACTAAGAATCTCCAAGAGTTGTTCGGTCCAACAGTATTCGAGAAGTATGTGTATCTCGACACAGGAGCAGACAAGGACGAAGAGTTGGAGTTCTACCGTGACACAGGATGTCTATGGGTAGAGGACAAGGTAGAGAATGCCATCGCTGGTGCGAAGGTAGGTCTAGAGTCTGTAGTGATGTCACACGGTTACAATCAGGACAGTGAGTTCCCATTGATGCGTAACTGGAAGGATATATACAACTACATTTTAGGTCAATAATTCCCGCTCAAGGTAGCATGTCGGGGGACTTCGGTCCCCCTTTTTTTTATATAAATAAATCTAATTGGTATACACAAATAAAGGTGAAAAATGAGATACGTAGGTTACAGCGAATTTTATCATGACTCAGGATTTGCTATCATCAATGAAGATGGCACAGTAGAGTTCGCGACTCATGGCGAACGTTACTCCAAAAAGAAAAACGACCCGAACATTCCCGATATACTCTGGGATATGATAAATGATGATGACCATGTGTCTTTCTATGAAGACCACGGTATCAAGTTTGATATGCGAGGGGGTGTTGAAGCAACGGGTAGATCACCGGAGATGATCCAGTCTTCCGAGGCATTCGAGAAATTTCCTTATCCAGAAGCGTCAGTCTACGACGCACACCACTTACACCACGAGTCACACTGCGCCTCTGCATTCTACACACGGCCGTGGGATTCATCTGAAGATACTGTCCTAGTCTCTATCGATGGGGTCGGTGAATTGCAGACTGCCTGCATCATGGACCACAAGTTCAATCTAATCAAAGAGTGGCACTACCCTAAGTCGGTAGGTCTAGTCTACACGTTAGTAACCAAATTCCTAGGTCTACGTCCACTCGAAGATGAATATGTGGTCATGGGTCTCTCCGCATACCACGAAACATGTCCTAAGTCTAAAGCAATCACTGACTGGTTGATTCGTTGGTACGAAGAACTGTCGGATATCGCACCAGAAGTTTCTCTAGGTATTGCGGTAGGTGGTTCTAAATCTAAGAGAGAACAGGACCGTCTAAAGTTCAGGGAAAAATTCGAAAGAAGAATTTTGTCTGTAGAAGACAAAGTTGCAGCACGTGCTGTCCAAGACTTCGCAGACTATGCGATCATGAGTATAATGCGCGAGGCGTCTAAATATGGTAAGAAGTTATGTTATTCTGGTGGGTGTGCACAGAACGTTGTAATCAACTCCAGATTATTTGAACTGTTTGATGAGGTACATATTGCAGTATCTCCGACCGACGCGGGGTCTGGTTTGGGGACAGCAGCCCGATCATGGGCAAAGGCAACCGGAAAAGACAAATTAATATGGAGTCCTTATGCGGGGCATAATATCGAAAGGGATGTTAATCCTAGCAGTATCGTCGATCATTTACTTGAACATCGCTATTGTGGAATTGCTAGTGGACGGGCTGAGTTCGGTCCTCGTGCTCTTGGCAACCGCTCCCTTATTGCTGATGTAAGATACGACGTACAAGACACTGTTAACACAATTAAAAGACGACAGAAGTATCGTCCGTTCGCCCCTGCTATACTAGAGGAATATGCGGAAGAGTACTTCGACGGACCAATGAATGAACATATGCAGTTCACCTCATGGGCAAAGCATGACTATGCCCCAGTAACACACGTAGACGGAACTGCACGTGTTCAAATCGTGAAGAAGGATTGCGAATCAATCTTTCGAAAGGTAATTGAAGAATACCATGATAGAACTGGTGTTCCGATGTTACTAAATACCAGTCTCAACATAAGAGGGCGGCCAATGGTTAATGACGAACTAGACGCCCAATTATGGGAGCAAAAGTACGAAGTGAAAGTGTTCTGATATGGGACATCTACGGGAGATAGGTCTGAATTATTTTGAACATCTGTACAGGGCGTGGTCACTTGCGTTCGTTTGCATAGTTCATGGCCTATTTCCTAACATTTGGGAACACAAGGCAAAAGAAATAATAAACGGTGACCCACAAGATTTCAAGGTGAAATGATGGCAGACCTAGATGCATTTGGCAACCCTGTTGGAACGACCTACAGAGAAGATGTTTGCCCACCAGACCTTATGTGTATTCCTAGAGAAGAATGGGATTTACTGTTAGAAGAAAACCAGCTGGCATGGGACTCTGTAAATAATACGGTAGAACGTCAAGGTGACGCAGAGGCAATTGCCGAATTTACATGGCAAGTTCTATTCCTATCACCGTGGGAACTTGCATACATAGCATTACCAATGAGCGTATTAGCATTTTATGGATTGACCATATATGCGATATTTAAATGGTTACAAAAAAGATTTAGGTAATTATCATGTTTTCAGAACAACCAGTAGTCACACCAACTCCAGAGGCAAAACCATTCAAACAGAAGATTGAACTTGAAGTAGAATTCGATACGTCGAACAAAGAAGTCAAGGCAAGTAAGTTTGAAGGTTTGTTACAGTTCGCGGATGTAATCGATGCGTATCGACTTTTCCCGCGAGCATTCATTGGTACCTATCTGTACCTACTCATCGAAGTCACTCAGTGGTTCATGACGATACCTGAACCAAATGCATCACAGGCGGGTCTGATCTCCGTCGTAGTCGGTGCGGGTGCTGCATGGTTCGGTCTGTACACATCTACGGGTTCTGCACGTAAAGTAAAAAGTATTAAGACTAGTTGATGAAACCCTCTGAACTCGTGACCTGGCGCGGTACCCCAGGCGTCGGTGATTTTATGTGGGCACTTAATTCGTGTCACAGATATGCAGCCGACCACGATATCAGTAAAATAAATCTGGAGATTCACTGGGAGCACGGACCAGACTATCTACACCACTTCGAAGATCCTGAAACTATTATAGAACGATGCGACTACATCCATAACTTCTATCATCAACAGGAACGCGTGGAGGTGCATCACATCTTCAATGCTCAAGGTCGATACAAGAACTGGAAATTTAATGATGATGTTGTTTTAGAATCAAACGGTGAGAAAAGAATTGCTGCAATAAATGCACATGGACAGAAAGCAAGGTTTTGGTTTGAGTCAGGATACTATAATGATGGTGTTGGTGCGAATGCTCCATGTAATGATTGGATATTCCGACAAGATGCATTTCAAGACTATGA